GCAACCGAATAAATGGCGTACTGTGATGAGCACAAGAAGAAGCCCCTTCAAAAAAGTTGAAATAAGTGTTGACGAACAAGTGAAGATGTGAAAGTATGCACATAATAGGGAGAGCTATCGGCAGATCAACTAGTATTAAACTAGCTAGTTTAAAACTAAGTTTTAGTTTATATAGTTTAATACTACCTAGTTTAATACTAGGAAAGGTTTGTGGCATCTTGTCATACCTCATACATACTCCTTACACTTATGTATATTTCTCTGATTAGATGAGGTGCCACCATTGTTTGATTTAAGCAAACTAAGCCAATTACCCGTAGAGCAACAGAAGATGCTCTTAGAACTGCTCTCTGACTACGAGAAGGCTAAAATGAAAGAGGGTTGTAAAGATGACTTCCTTTCGTTTGTTAAACAGATGTGGGTTGCTTTTATTGAAGGACATCACCATAAGATTATGTCTGATGCTTTTAATAGAGTTAAGGAAGGTAAATTAAAGCGTCTGATTATTAATATGCCCCCTCGTCATACGAAGTCTGAGTTTGCTTCATATTTATTACCTGCATGGTTTCTAGGATGTTTTCCTGAGAAGAAGATCATTCAGGTGGCTCACACAGCAGAATTAGCTGTGGGGTTTGGTCGTAAGGTTAGAAACCTTGTGGGTTCAGAAGATTACAAGAAAGTTTTTACCGATGTAGGACTGCAATCCGATTCTAAAGCAGCAGGTCGTTGGAATACCAATAAGGGCGGAGAATACTTTGCGATTGGTGTAGGCGGTGCTGTGACTGGTAAAGGTGCGGATTTGTTAATCATAGATGATCCACACTCTGAACAAGAAGGACAAAGCAACGATGCCTCTGTCTTTGATAAGGTCTATGAATATTATACTTCTGGACCACGACAGCGTTTACAGCCCGGTGGTGCCATTATCATTGTGATGACTCGGTGGCATAAACGAGATTTAACAGGACAAATACTTAAAGCCTCTGCACAACGAGACGGCTCTGATGAATGGGAAGTTATAGAGTTCCCTGCTATCTTGCCCTCAGGTAAAAGTTTGTGGCAAGAGTTTTGGGATATTAAAGAATTAGAAAAGCTAAGAGCAGAACTGCCTTTAGCTAAATGGTCTGCTCAATATCAGCAGAACCCTACCGCAGAAGAATCAGCCATCATCAAAAGAGAATGGTGGCGTGTTTGGGAGTACGACAATCCCCCACAGTGCGACTTTGTTATACAGTCATGGGATACTGCGTTTTTAAAAACACAGCGTTCAGACTACTCAGCTTGTACGACATGGGGTGTTTTCTATCAACCAGACGACACGGGGGTAACACAACCCCAAGTAATACTATTAGATGCTTTCAAGGATAGATTGGAGTTTCCTGAACTTAAGAAAAAAGCATTTGATATGTATCAGCTATGGCAACCAGAAGCATTTATTGTTGAAGCCAAAGCAGCGGGTATGCCTTTAATATTTGAACTAAGACAAATGGGTATTCCTGTTTCAGAATACACCCCAAGCAGAGGAAATGATAAAATAGCTAGGGTTAATGCTGTCGCTGATCTGTTTGCCTCAGGCATCGTATGGGCACCAGAAAGGAAGTTTGCAGAAGAAGTGATCGAAGAGTTTGCTTCTTTCCCGTCTGGTGACCATGACGATTTAGTGGATTCATCTACACAAGCATTGATTAGATTTAGACAAGGTGGGTTTATTGGTTTAGACTCTGACGAGCCAGACGAAGATTTACCCCCAAGAGAAGCGAATTATTATTAGGAGATTGAATGGCAGAAAAACCATTAAAAACCCCAGACAAAATAGTTAAGGATTCTCCTTTAGAAGTTATAGTAACTAACCCTGATGAGGTCGCATTACTGACTGAAGATGGGGGGATGATTATAGATTTTGAAGAAGGTGCTGAGTTAGGCACTCCAAACTTTGGCGACAACATAGCTGAGTTCATGCAAGACGATGAACTAGAAGGATTAGCCTCAGAGCTAATACAGTATTTTAATTCTGATAAAGAATCACGCAAAGATTGGGAAGATACTTACACTAAAGGTTTAGACCAACTAGGGCTAAAGATAGAAGAAAGAACTTTGCCTTGGCAGGGTGCTTGTGGTGTATTCCACCCATTACTAACAGAGTCTGTGGTTAGATTCCAAGCTGAAACTATAACTGAGTTATTTCCAGCTAAAGGTCCTGTAGATGTCAGGATTGTAGGTGAGATAGATCAAGGTAGTCAGGATCAATCTGTTAGAGTTAAAGATTATCTTAATTACTTACTGACAGATAAAATGTCAGAGTATCGTACTGAAACAGAAAAACTTTTATTCAATCTTCCCTTAGCAGGTTCTGCTTTTAGAAAGATTTATTTTGATCCTATGCTAGACAGACCTGCAAGTATGTTTGTTCCAGCAGAAGATTTTGTTGTAAGTTATGGTGCATCTGATCTAACAACCTGTGATCGTGCTACTCACATAATGAAGAAAAGCACGAATGATATTAAAAAGCTACAGGTTATAGGGTTTTATAGAGATGTAGATTTACAAGAACCTTCAGATGATTTAACTAAGATTCAGTCAAAGTACAACGAACTAACAGGGGAAAGACAGTCATACGAAAATGATAATCGTCATACCATTTTAGAAATGATGGTAGATTTAGACCTGAAAGGTTTTGAAGATAGAAAAGACGGACAAGTTACAGGTATAGCATTACCTTATGTTGTTACCTTAGATTATCAATCAGGCAAGATATTAGCGATACGAAGGAACTACATTGAAGATGATCCTTTGAAGAAACGCAGACAACACTTTGTTCACTATCAATACCTACCCGGAATGGGATTCTATGGGTTTGGTTTAATACATTTAATTGGTGGCATAGCTAAATCAGCTACAAGTTTATTAAGACAACTCGTTGATGCAGGTACATTATCTAACCTGCCGGGTGGTTTAAAATCAAGAGGTTTAAGAATTAAGGGCGATGATACACCTATCATGCCCGGAGAGTTTCGTGATGTGGATGTGCCGGGTGGTGCGATAAAGGATAATATTACCTTTCTCCCCTACAAAGAGCCTTCTACTACTTTATACTCCCTACTTCAAAATTTAGTTGAAGAAGGTAGAAGGTTTGCTTCATTGGCTGATATGAAAGTCTCAGACATGAATAATCAAGCTCCAGTCGGCACCACACTCGCATTGTTAGAAAGATCACTAAAAGTTATAGGATCAGTACAAAGCAGGATTCATAACTCCATGAAGCATGAACTTAGAATTTTATCTAAGATTATTTTTGACTATGGACCTACAGAGTATCCTTATAACATTAAGGGTAAAGAATTAATAAAAGAGGATTTTGATGGCAGGGTTGATGTAATTCCTGTATCTGATCCCAATGCTTCCACAAAAGCACAAAAGATTATGCAGTATCAAGCTGCACTACAGCTATCACAACAAGCACCGCAGATGTATAACATGGAAGAACTCCATAGACAGATGTTGGATGTATTAGGCATAAGAGATGCAGATAAGATTGTACCGCTTGAAACTGAGATAGCACCAACTGATCCAGTATCAGAAAACATGAACTTATTAAACAGAAAACCTGTTAAAGCGTTTATGTATCAGGATCACGAAGCACACATTAAAGTGCATATGGCTGCTATGAACGATCCTAAGATGAGAGAAATGGTAGGACAAAGCCCTAATGCTAACTCTATCTTAGCTGCCTTCACAGAGCATGTCACAGAACATATAGCGTTTCAATATCGTAAAGAAATTGAAAAACAACTTGGTGCACCGCTACCACCACCTGATGAACCACTACCAGAAGATATTGAACTGCGTTTATCAGAACTTGTATCTGAAGCTGCTGAAAGAGTATTAGCCACAAGTCAAGCAGATGAAAGACAAGAAGAAATAAGAGAACAGTTAGAAGACCCTGTATTACAACAAAGAGAAAGAGAACTAGATATCAGACAAGCTGAAGTACAAAGAAAAATGAAAGCTGATGCTGAAAGACTGGCTCTTGATTTAGAAAAAGCTAAAGCAACTAATGAAGTGGAAAAAGAAAGAATTGCTTCACAAGAACGCATAGCGGGTGCTAACATCGGATTAAAAGCTGCTACAGAAAACAAAAAAATATCTAGCAAAGAGCAAATAGAAGGTGCTAAGATAGGTAGAGACATAGCAGAAACATTACTGGAAGATGAGTGAGTGGATCAACTGAAAATATAGTAGAAGCTATACAAAAGAAGATTCGTGAGCATATGAATGAACACGCTGATCATTTATCTGGCGGTGGATGTAAAAATTTTGAGGAATACAGATATTTAACAGGTGTGATATCTGGACTTGCCTTAGTAGAAAGAGATATACTCGATCTGCTAGAAATAGTAAATCGTCAAAACTGACGCAAGGACCTAGACCTTAATCTAGTGCAAAGGAGAAAACATGACAGAACCTGCAAAGGATACTCAACCCAAAGAGGTTGAAGCAACAGACAAAGCTAAACAACTCCCTGTTCCAAAGGGTTACAAAATTCTAATCGCATTACCCGATATAGAAGAAACTACCAAAGGTGGAATTATTAAAGCATCTGAAACTCGTAGAGTAGAAGAAGTTGGTTCTATCGTTGGGTTTGTTTTAGAAATGGGTGATGATTGTTATCAAGATAAGAACAGATTTCCAAATGGTCCTTATTGTGAAAAGGGCGATTGGATTATTATGCGTTCTTATTCAGGCACTAGATTTATGGTGCATGGAAAAGAATTTCGTTTAATCAATGACGATAGTGTAGAAGCTGTTGTTCAAGACCCAAGAGGAATAGTAAAGGTAATTTAATATGTCTGAAAATAATACCGCAAATCAAGAAGTTGAACAGGTAGAAGCAATAGAACAACCTGTAGAAACTTCCAAAGAAGAAAAGTTTTTTGGAGTCAAACATCAAATCGGTAAAAGCAAAGATGACTCAACAGAAAACAAAAATGAAGAAGTCGAGGTGGAAGTCATTGATGATAGACCACCTGAAGATCGTAAGCCCCCTAAAGCAGAAACTGCAAAGAATGATGTAGAAGAAGAAATAGAGGGCATTAACGATAAAGTTCAAAAGCGAATTGATAAACTCAAGTATGAGTACCACGAAGAAAGACGAGCCAAAGAAGCATCAGATCGTTTACGAGAAGAAGCTGTTAATTATGCTCAGAAGATTCAAGGGGAAAATAAAAGGCTATCAGCTTTAATTAATAAAGGTGAAGAAGCTCTTTTAGGGCAAATCTCTGCTAAGTCAACGGCTGAGTTAGAGAAAGCTAAAGCTGAGTTTAAAGAGGCTTATGAAGCTGGTAATAGCGATGCTATGTTAGCAGCAAATGAAAAGATACTTGCAGCACAAGTTGATTTAAAATCTGCTACAGAAAAGCTAAATTATTACCAACAACAACAGGAAGCAATGCAACAACAAGCACAGCAACCTGTTCAACAACCTCAGCAACCACCACAACAAACCTTAGATAGTAGGCAAGTTAAATGGTTGCAAGATAATAAATGGTTTAGTAATCCTGATTATCCTGAAGCAACAGGTTATGCTTATGGAATCCATGAGAGATTAATCAAAGTTGAAGGAGTTAATCCTAACAGTGATCAGTATTACGAGGAAATTGATAAGCGAATGAGCCAAAGATTTCCTGAGCTTTATGAGGGTAAACCAAGTGCTGTAGCCACTGAAACTGAAGTAATTCAGGAAGAAGTGGAAACTGAGACCTCAAAAAAGCCATCGAATGTCGTAGCACCTGCAACAAGAAACAATGGTGCTATGCCTCGCAAAGTTCAGTTAACAGCAACTCAAGTCGCCCTCGCAAGGCGTTTGGGTTTAACACCAGAGCAATACGCCAAACAACTCGCACAGGAGAATAGATAATGGCAGATGAAAATAAAGTAACTGAAGAAGTTACTAGAGCAGCAAGAGATACGGAGTCCAGAGAGGCTTCTGCAAGAACCCAATCTTGGGAACCACAATCGAAACTACCTAGCCCTACACCGCAAGACGGATGGGTATTTAGGTGGGTAGCTACAAGTGTTTTAGGGCAACCTAACAATACTAATGTTAGCTCTAAGTTTAGAGAAGGATGGGAGCCTGTGAAAGCAGAGGATCACCCTGAACTACACTTAGTTTGTGATGTGGATTCAGAGTGGGCTAGTAAAGGTAATTTGGAAGTAGGTGGTCTTTTACTTTGTAAAGCTCCAAAAGAGCTTATGGAGCAAAGAGATGAGTACTACAGAAAGATGTCCGCAGAGCAAATGGAAGCCGTTGACAATAACTTTATGAAAGAAAATGATCCTCGTATGCCTCTGTTACAACCAGATCGCAAAAGTAGGACTACATTTGGTGGCTCTAAGTAACACTTAATATTTTACTTGGGGCTGTTGTTTAACCTCTTTTAGGAGAATTATATGGCTAGTTCAGCTACCCCAATGGGTGCCGAGCCTGTAGGTTGTATTAGTTCTGGCGGTTCCTTCACAGGAAAAGTTAGACACTATAAAATAGCCTCCAACTATGGTACCGCTATATTCTATGGAGATTTTGTAAAGATAGTAAGTTCTGGAACTGTTGAAAAAGACACCGGCACTACTTCATTAACTCCCATAGGCGTATTTGTAGGTGTTTCATACACTGATCCAAATACAAATCAAAAAACATTCTCACAGACATATCCAGCATCAACTGTTGCTAGTGATATCAGTGCGTATGTTGTTGATGATCCTTACCTAGAAATGCAAATGCAAGGTGATGCGTCACTTGCACAAACAGCTTTAGGTAACAATGTTGCTGTGGTTCAAACCGCAGGAAGCACTACGATTGGTCGTAGTAAAAATGCAGTAGATTCATCTACCATTGCTACAACCAATACATTACCATTAAGAATTATGGAGTTCGTTGACGGACCCGATAGTTCTGTTGGTGATTCTTTCACCGATGTCATCGTTAAATTTAATGTTGGACATCAACTCGATAACACAACTGGCGTTTAATTTAGGAGAATAATATG